AAGTCCTGAGGAGGGTTAATCGTATATGGATAAAGACACTTTCAAGCAGTTGGTTACTAAGAGGTTGGAAGATATTGTAACTACGAATGAAGTTAAGTCACAACAGTATGCTCCTGGACAGGATAGATTACAGCATTTCAGAGATGTAGCAAGATTAGATGTTCGAAACATCGAGCCAGAAGAAGCATTATGGGATATGTGGAAAAAGCATATCGTAGCTATTCAGTATCTTATCCAGGATGTCAAGGCTGGCAACTCCGTGGACCCTGCATTGTTAGATGAATTGATACGGGATAATGTTTTCTATCCGATTCTGTTAGAAGGGTTGTTAGCAGATAGAGAATATAATGAAGAAGAAGTAGTTATTGATAAGGAAGAAGAAGTAGTTATTGATAATGAAGAAGAAGTAGTTATTGATAATGAAACACTTAAGGAGTTAGATCCTACTTACAAGAAGTTAGAAGTGTCAATAAAGGACTTTGTAGAGCGGATGGTTAAGCAGAGAGGGTTTTAGTGAGCGATGAATAATTTATGTAAGCTTATTATGTCTCTAAAAAGTGGCAGATTAGCCCAATGGTAAGGCGACTGGCTTTGAACCAGTTCAATGTGGTTCGATTCCACAATCTGCTTCCAAAATACAGGTGGAAAGGACAAGATGAATAGAAGATTAGGAAAGATAAGAATAGATCAACACTATATACAAGAGTTCCTACAAACAGGGGCCCACCATCTAATATGGAAGGCTATAGCAAGGGACCTGATTATGTTAAAGACAGAGGATGATTTCATAACAGGAAAGATGATAGCAGTGGTGTGGCATCATGAATTGCCAATAGTAGAAAAAGGACAGATGATTCCAGAATACTCAGTGACATACGCAGAAGTAAGAGATCCTGAAAGCGGTAGGTTAGTTGATTATAAAGTAAAGCTTGTAGAAGATCCTTTGTATAAAGGTTAGGAAGATAAGCAGCAGGAGCAGTAGTAAGAGATGTAGACAGCCTGCCAGTCAGCTGGCTCTCCATTGTTGAACCAGTATGGTATGGTTGTTTATAAGGAAAGAAGTAGTAATAATGGAAAGAAACAAAAAGAAAAGGATAGGTAATGATGTAGAAGAACTCGTCACCCAGTAGGTTATTTATATATAGTAGTAGAGTACAGTGGTAAAAGATATGTAAGTAGTAAGCAGCAATAGTTAAGTAAGTAGAAGATAGATGAGTAGGAAAAACATAAGTATAAAGGATAAAGGATTTGGATAAAGGAAGAGTACTAAAGAGAAGAGGCAATGGTGGTAAGATAGGTATTACTTCAGTAGAGGATACATCAGGGGATAATACAAGTACTGCTTCCCCAGTTAATGATACATCAGCTCCAGTTAATGATACATCAGCTCCAGTTAATGATACATCAGCTCCAGTTAATGATACATCAGCTCCAGTTAATGATACATCAGCTACCCCAGTTTTGCGGCGGAGAAGGCCATTCGCACGTGCTAAAGACAAGAAAGATAACCCCACTGATGTGTCCAATGATTCCAACAGTGCCCCTCCGGTAGGGACAGGATACCAGCTTGTACCACCTGATTTCAGGGTAAAGTTCCGTAAGGAATGGAGCAGTGTCAAGAGGTACTCGGACGATGAGGTAGCCATGGCCCTGGTAAAGTGTGATGGCTTTATTGCCAAGACAGCAAACGAGTTGGGTTGTACCTATCCTACTCTATATCATAAGATAAAGAGGAATAAAAAGCTCCAGGAATTACTTAAGAATGTACAGGAGATCACCTTAGACTTCGCAGAAAGCCAACTTAAACGCCTAATAGCACAAGGGGATAAGACAGCAATCATCTTCACACTTAAGTGCAAAGGTAGGCAGAGGGGTTGGATTGACACAGTGGACATAGCAGGGGTGCCTGATGCTCCCATTACCTTTAAGTATACCCTTGGTGGTGCAAAGCAAGCAGCAGTTAAGACAGTTATCCATAAGGCTACAGCAATAGTACGTAAAGAAGAGGATGCTGACAGGCCTCCTATAGAAATAGGTCAGAATTAGCATGAATAACCTATTATGTATTTTTGCCTGTTTTTCAGTGGTAGCGCCTGTAAATGCGAAACCATATAAGGAAAAGTCAGTGGATAGTGTTTTGAGTTATTCACACCTCAGGCCGCTGAGGTCTAACACGAAATATAGGTGTAAATACAGTGGGATCTCTTGTAAATATGAAACCATATAAGGAAAAGTCAGTGGTCACCAGAGTTGAACCCTCGGTTAGAGAGAGGCAAGAGCAGAGTCTCATTGTGCCTACAGCGTTAAGAGCATCGGCGGGGGTAGACCAGGAGTTATTATGGACTTAGAACCTCAGGCCAGAGTAACTCGTAGGGTACAGCAACCTGTACACAGGGCTAAGGTTATGGTAAAGAAGGAGGGGGCACTGGTAAAGAAGGTCAAAACGAGCGGGCTTCGGTCAGTATATACCCACTCGCCCAAAACCCGTTCTTCCTCAAGTATAATGGTAACACCAGTGTTTATCGAGAACAAGAAAGCCACCACGCATATCGTTGTTAATAGGGGTGGCGCTCGTAGTAGCAAGTCCTACAGCCTTATCCAGTTGTTGACTGAGAGATTTTTCACCACTGCTAACCGGAAGATACTCATAGTGAGGAAGACGCTTCCCGCCCTGCGCGTTAGCACCCTCCCCGTCGTGACCAGTTACCTTAGCCAGTTGGGCCTTAATCAATATATCAGGACAGAGAAGCAGATCTTGAATTTTCATAACCACTTAGGGAGTATGATACATTTTGGGTCTGTTGATGATCCTGAAAAAATAAAGTCCACTGAATGGAATGACATTTGGATGGAGGAAGCCACAGAATTTTCGTATGATGACTACATTGTCTTGGAAACCAGGATGAGTGCACCTGCTCCTGCTGGAGCCCCTCCGAATCAAATGTATCTTAGCTTTAACCCAGAGGATGAATTTCATTGGATAAAGGAGAGGTTACTGGACGGAGTGTCTCGTGACATCACGGAAATACCATCAAATTATAGACATAACCCATTCCTTAGCCAAGAATATATACATCGCCTGCTAAGTCTAGAAGCCCAGGATCCCAACTATTTCCGGATATTTGCATTAGGGGAATGGGGACACCTTGAGGATCTTATTTATAAGAACTGGGACGTAGTTAGTTACATGCCGCCTGACGAAGATCTTGACACTGTCATTTATGGATTGGATTTTGGTTATGTACATCCAAGTGCGCTTGTCAAGGTAGGAATCAAAGAGCTGGATTGCTGGGTGCAAGAGCTTTTATATGCTCCTCAGATGACTAACACCGAAATAGTTGCCAAGGTCCGTGAACTAACGCCATTATCTTTATCGAGGCCTACTTATTGTGATTCTGCTGAACAAGACAGGATACAAGAGCTTACTGATGCGGAAGTCTATGTTATTGGTGCGGAGAAAGGCCCTGGATCTGTCAAGGCTGGCATTGACATTGTGAAAAGATACAAGGTACACGTATTAGCTGGATCCAGTAATTTACTCAAGGAAATTAAAACCTATAGTTGGAGGAAAGATGCCAGGACCGGAAAGCCCATTGAAGAACCCATCAAATGGAATGACCATGCGTTGGATGCTTTCCGCTATGCTCTATACACTTACAGCAAACAAGGTTCAATGGACAGGATATTGAGGTGGGTATAAATGTTTGAACTTATTCAGAGCTTTTTAGCCTCACGCCAAGAAGCAAGAACTTTAGAAATACAGCAACGCGGTGTCGTTGGTCCTCTTGCGGATGACTCAAAGATCTGGAAAACCCTCCGCCAATTAGTAGGTGGTGGCAAAGAAGAAGTAACCGAGCCCTACGCCCAGAGCATTTGGGTTTATGCCTCTGTCCACACCATTGCTCAGAACATAGCTCAGGTTCCTCAGCAATTATTGGAACAGAATCCTGGAGACGAACTACCCAAACCAATCGAGGAAGGTGACAAGTATATGTTGTTTCTGAGACCAAATCCTCTAATGACCGGTCCTCAGCTCATAGAATCCACCTTTACATATTGGGAATTGTATGGTGAAGTATTTTGGGCCCTGGATCGTGAAGATGTAAGTCAATGGCCGAAGAGTATTTGGTGTCTAGATCCGACCAAAGTAGAAGAAATTATAGATGAGAAGAGTAAACAGCTCCTTGGTTGGAAGTATAAAGGTGTTAAGGAAGCAATCTTTGCTTCACATGAAATCATACATTTTAAATATTTTAATCCATACAATCCTCTTCGAGGATTGTCTCCTCTACAAGCAGCAAAACTGGGTGTAGATCAGGATTACTTTGCCGCTATATACAATCGCCAGTTCTTTAAGGAAGGTGTCCAAGTTGGTGGTTGGATTCAAGTTCCCCAGAACATGAACGATAAAAGCTACAATAGATTGTTAAACTCTCTACAGGATAGACATGCTGGGTACAAGAAAGCACACAGGTTTGGGATCCTTGAGCAAGGAGCCACATTCGCAGAAGCCAAGTACACCCAGCGCGATATGGAGTTTATTCAGCAACAGAAACTTACTCGTGAACAGATTTTTGCCTCTTACAAGATCAATTCTGTTGTTCTTGGATTGTATGACGATGTAAAATCCTATGAAGGTATCAAAGTTGCCCAACAGACCTTCTGGAGAGAAAGTCTCCTACCAAAAATATTCTTGTGGGAAGAATCCCTCTGGAGCCAGTTGTTTATTTATCTGGACAATGGTACGAAATGGCTCCAGTTAGACACAGACTCGGTAGAGGCTCTCAGAGATGATTTTTCTAAGAAGGTAGACGCAGCTCAGATTCTTAGCACCATAGGGTATCCTATAAATATGATCAACCAGAGATTAAACCTTGGAATGGAATCAGTTGCATGGGGAAACACAGCCTGGATGCAGACAGGAATGGTTCCTGTGGAGCTGCTAATGAGTGGTAGCACCCCTCCAACCTCCAGTGGTACACCAAAGAAGACACTCGTTGGTGAGAAAGCCAATAGAAACTGGAGGAGGTTAACTTTTGAAAGAAAAAGTAACGCTCTTTCCAGTAATCAACCGAAGGATGTCATAAAAGGATTCGAAACCATAGAACATCTGGTTCGAGAGGTTTCAGATAAGGAAATAGTAACCAAGTCCTTACCGTCACCGGACAGCGAAGAGGAGGATCCTCCCAAAGTAGTGATAGATTTTCTTGATCCTCATGTGTACCAAAATTCAGATGAGGATGACCAACTTTTGCAACGTTATCTGATAGATCAGATAAAATTGGAGAGGTTGTTTGAAAGCAAGATAAAGAGGTTTTTATTTGAACAGAGAAAGAATGTCCTTGAAAAGTTACTTGACCATTATGGAAAATCCATTGATCTGGCAGTGCACCAGAAGGATCTAACCGATGCCATCTTCGATGAGTCTTCTGAGGTACGAAAACTGACCTCTATATTTCATAATCTATACGGTTTGGCCATTGAAAAAGGGGCAACATCGGTTGCCCAAGAGTTAGGGCAGAGTAACTTCGTATTTCAACCTTTGGATGCCGAATTTCTTGGTTCAATGGAACTTAAGTTAAGAAACATCCCACCGGCTATCATACAGACACTAAAAGGGCAGTTGCAGAAGACACTCACTCAAGGAATTTCATCCGGTGATACTGTAACCGATCTTGCTCAGAGAATACGTAGAGTGTATAATATGGCGTACTCAAGGGCATTAACTATCGCAAGGACAGAATCTGGAAGTGCTATGTCTGCTGGTAGATACGGGCAGATGAAAAACTCTAGAGTACAGATGCATAGATGGTTAACAGCATCGGATGAGCATGTGCGAATCTCTCACAGAGTCTTAAACGGTGCGGTAGCGAAGTTAGGAGAACCATTTCCTGGTTCTAACCTTCGTTACCCCGGTGACATGCAGGCTCCCGCGGGGGAAGTTATAAACTGTCGATGTGTAACTGTACCGTTAATTGAAGATGAGATGATGGGAAAAGACGTGGATGATCTTTATCCTGAGGGTAAGATCTCTGATATAAGTTCATTTCCGAAGGATTTCAAAGAGATAACACCGGCGCAATTCGAGTCGCAAGCGAAACTTGCGGATATAGTAGCTAATATGCAGAGTAAACTCAAGGAAATTGCGAGTGGTGAAGCTCCAAAACTTGGTACTCTCGGAAGTACGCAGATAAATGAAACTCATCTGGAAAGCATAACTAAGACTCTTAAGACGGAGTTAAAAAGATACACCAACTATCTTGCCGGAGACACCACAGATCTAATGAGGGACTTCATAGAAAAGTACGAATCCCTTGTTAAGAAAGCAATTCCAGAGTTAAAAGGTATATCTGCGACAAAGATCGAGGTTATGGGCGTCGATATGGTTCGGAAGTTAGTGTATCAAGAGATTGAGTCTGTTCGTCAGCAGTTTACCGACCATGGTATCCGACACTTAATGGGAAACGTAAACTATCAGCAAGAGTTTCTTGATAGATTCGTTCAGGCGGGTGGTGTTGTTAGTGGAAGGGAAAGGTTGATGGGGACTTGGATCATGATCAATCATGATGTAGGTTACACGACACCTCTAGTTCGTGAAGGTGGGTTGAGGGGTGTAATGTCCACGAAGCTTCATCAATCTTGGGGTGCTAAGATCGCAGAAGAGCAGAGAGCGATATGGGACATGGGAAAAATCTTTACACCTTCCGAGTGGAGTAGAATGGTTGAGATTATTCGGACTCATGACTCGACTCGTCTTGACACATCCGATATGTTAGCAACTACCACGCGGATATCAGATAATCTTTCTTTGTTCAATTCGAAAAAGATCCCTTCTGTGTTTAAGTATGTACAGAACTCAGAAGAACTATTGTCATCTATGATGGAGGCTGCAAAATTGAACGATCTCGCAAAGTTTGAATCTTTGCGCGTAGCACTTACTGAAGAAGTAAATACATCAGCTCTTAGCCCTCAGTTAAAACGAGATTTTCTTGCCGGAGTGAAAGAGATTTCTATGATGACACCGAAGTTTACGCTTGGTGTTCTTGCAGGTGATATTGAAACTATAGCAACTTCTGCGGAGAGCCTCTTTGTTGTTGAGGTTAGATACAATAAGTTTGATGCTTTCCTGCAGAAGATGTTTGATATGGGGCAGTCACAAACTAAGAAGTTTTTGAAAGACTACGGAATTGAAGACTTTTCTGCTACTAAGTACACAATGGGTAAAATTGAAGATAAAAACCTCCTTGAGATTCGAATCAAAGGCGCGCCGGAAGCAGGAGAGTTTGTAAAAGCTAAGTTTCATGGTGTCGAGGACAATCCTTTATATAAGGATCTGATCACCGGTAAAGTTACGATAAACGATTACAATAGATACATGGGGCAGGATGACAAGTATCTGTCGAGGATAGCTAAAGATCAGGGTTTCGATTCACTACCGAAGAAGATTACACCCAGAGAATTTGAAGAGGCTATGTCATCGGGGAAGTTTGTACTGTATCGTGGTGTGAAGAACGAGGTTGTGAACTGGGAGACTGGAGTGATCACTGATCGAAGATCTGATTATATTGGTGGTTCATATTTTGCTGGTAGAGGAGTTATGGGTAGTGGTACTTACACAGCATACGGAGCGAATGGTTTGTCTGTGGCAGAGGGTTTTGCACAAGGACAAAATGGGCAAGTTATTCGTATGGTTGTGAAAGATGGTGCCAGAGTGATCACACTAACCGACCTCGAGAAGAAATTACAGGATTATTTGGAAGACATAAGTAATTATGAGGGTGGTCACTTCAGTAAGCTCTTTAAATTGTGGAAAGAAGGTAAGATAACACAAGAGCAAGCAGATGCTATGATGAAGGATGTTCAATCGGTTAGAGATGCAAAGTGGAATGCCGCTCAAGCTTTTAGAGATAATGGTCGATTTGCTGCGGCTCTTGGGTATGATGTTATAGATTGTGTGCAGAATGGTTATATGATAGTTTTAAATCGTAGTGCTGTGAACGTGGTTGCAGAAACCGGTCGTTATACTCTACCTGAGGTGCAATTGACAGAATATCAGAAGGCTACGTTGGTGACGGTTGCTAAAAATGCAACTTTGACAGAACAGAAGCTTAAGGAAGCCATGGACGGCACTATTATTTCTGTATCTGGTGTGACCCCCTCGGAACTTGAAGCAGCATACGCAAAGTTTCAGACGGAAGATCTGGAGATTGCGAAAATTAGTTTTCTAACACCAAAAATTTTCAGATCGTTAATGAAGGACTCCAGATTTAAGAACCAATTTGAGTTGGGGAAAGATGCCACTTCAGAGGCATACTTGTCTCCATATAAGGGTAGCCCCAGAGATACTTGGGAGAAGAGGATATCGTACGGGGAGCT